CACAAGGCCTGACAGCAGGCCGTCGACATACGCCTTCGATGCCGCATTGAACTCCAGCGTCAGTGTCAGATCGCCTTCCCAGCGCCCCACGCCGTAGCTCGTGGGGTGGATGCTGCCCGCGAACTGCTTGAGGTGGCTCGAGGGGCCAGCATTGAGCGCGAACGAGATCAGCGTCGCTGGCACCTCGGTCGCGCCCATCGTGCCCGTCCAGGTGTCCACGTATAGCTTGGTGTCCGACATGCGGATGACGTCCACGTCGCGCAGCGTCAGGCCAGTAGTCATGGCCTCGGCGTCCACGTCGCGGCCAATCAGCTCGACCGTGGACTCCCACAGGCCGCCTGCCTCGCCGGTGATCTCTAGGCTCTGGAACATCGAGCCTGTCGCCTGGTACTCAGCGTTCGGCGCGCCGTATTCCACTGTCCAGAGTTGCGGTGTCGCTGCCGTAGTCAGCGCTGCGGCGAACTTCCACACATAGGTCGTGTTGGCCGCATTCGATGCCGACACCGCGCCGAACACGCCCGTCCCCAGATAGGCGAGGTCTTGGTAGCTGGCTTGCTGCGTCACCGAACCCTCGGCGTGCAGCGATACCTGCGCTGGCGCAGCCATGGGCGATAGCAGGCCCAGCACCTCCGGCTGCAGCACTTCGTCCACGATATTCAGCTCGGCGTCAATCACTGCCGCCAGCCGCACGCTCGCTGCAACCCCTGTCGTAAAACCCGTTTGCTTGCCGATCTGCACGGCTCTTTGCATTGATGCAGGCATAACGCCTCCTAATCGGTCGACTTCTCAACGACAACGATCCGATACTCGAACCCCCACCAAGGCACTTGCGCCCAGGTGAGTTCGTAACTGCCACCCGACACACCCATATCGGTAATGCTTTCGATGTGGTCTACTGCACCGCCCAGCGTTGTATCGGCCAGATAGGCGCGCCCAAAGCTCTCCAGAAGCGTCACACAGGTGTCATAGCCCGCATCGATGCCCGCTAATCCCTGCGCCACCGGCTGCACATAGCACCGCACCACGTAGACGCGCTCCTGCCGTTGCAGGTCGAGGGCCTGCAGGCGCCAGTTGCCCTCGTCGGGCCAGACCAGCACCATCGGCCGCTGGCCCTGTTCCAGGTTCGAGGGCATGTCCGTCGGCGCGCTGCCGATGCCCGTAATGGCCGCATGAATCGCCTGTAGCGCAGCAATCGTCGTTGCGATCGTCATATGCGCGCCCCCACAGGCACCATCGCGGCCGCCTGCGCCTCGGCCTGCTGCTCGCGGGTCAACAGCACCTGCTCGCGGATGTAGGCGCGGTAGGTATGCTCATCGATCAGTTGCGTGCCGATGTGCGGGCTCGTCGTCGTCGTGTCCACCCAGAGCGCGATGCCCGCCTCGCGGCAGCGCGCGCTGAACGTCATGTCGGTGCCTGGCCAGCCGTGGTGGTTGGGATAGGCGTAGTCGAACCAGCCTGCTTCCTCAGGCAGTCGCTCGAACACCTGCCGGGCGACCATCATCGAGCCTGTGCCCAGCGCATCGACCCGCACCGCACCTGGCGCCCATTCCGCCAGCCGGTGAAACTGCCCATCACCGGGGTCGACGAACGCGCACGGGTCGTATGGCTCACCGCGTCGGAAGTTGAGGCCGCCGACCACCTGCACCTGGTCGGGATAGGCCAAAAACCAGCGCGCCAGCCGTTGCACGATGTCGGGCGGGTGCACGTGATCCGAGTCCAGCATCAGCAGGTGCGTATAGTCGCTGTCCAGTAAAAACTGCCCGAACTTGTGGCGCGCCACATCGTTGCGCGTGTAGGGCAACTGCGCCAGGCTCCAACCCTGCTGCAGGATGGCGGCGAACCCAAAAAACGCCTCCTGCAACATCACCCGCTCCATCGGGATGCCGATCACCACGCGCAGCTCGCGGTCGTGCGCGCGCAACGGCACCACCTCGCGCGGCTCTGGCAGCGCATCGCGCTGCATCGTCTCTCGCAAAGCCCACTCCTCCGGTAGAATCGCGTCCAACTCCCCCCCTATCGCAGTCGTGTGTAGCGATCCAACGTCTCCCGCACATCTCTGGGCATCCCCTGGGGCACCATCAGCACGCCCGCATCGGGATAGGCCGTCACGTCGAATATCGAGGCATCCTTCTGGGCATACATGTAGGCCACCAGCCGCACCGTCGCCTGCCGTATATCGTCGGGCGCCGTGGCGCTATAGCCCCACTGCCCGCGCACGCTGATGGCATCCTCGGGGTCGTCGTCATAGTCAAACAGCTCGCCCGCCGACGCCTTGAGCCGGATGGCATAGTATGGTGTGCCATGGCGCGGCTCAGTGATGTACTTGGTCACAGCCTCGCCGGTGCCGTTGGTGATGGTCGTCACCACGCACAGGTCGTCGCCCAGGTACAGCGTGCGCCGGTCGTCCGACACATCGCGCACCGCGTCGTAATAGCGTGTGCTCGCCGTGCTGGCGTCGAACGTGCGTTCGGTGTAGCGGTCGATCAGCGCCTCGGCGCGGTCGATCAGCACGCTCAGTAGCGCGTCGTCGCCCGTCATCGTCGAGGAGATTCCTCGATACAGCTTCACATCCTCCAGCGTCGCGTAGGCCATATCACACCAGCTTTTGAATCAGCGTCACCGTCTGGTTGCTCGCCTGCGCTACGGTCGAGGCCGCTGTGCCCGACCGCCCCCTGGGGTATTGCACGCCCGCGAACCAGTCAGCAGGCACGGCATAGCTGCGCCCCTCGGCCACCGTCAGCGCGGCCTCGGCGGGCGTGGCTGGCGCCGAGCTGCTGATCACCGCACTCAGCGGCTCGCCGATATGCAGCATCATGATCTCGCGCGTGCTCTGCTCTGTTCTAGCCATGGTCACCTCCAGCCCAGGGGCGGGCCTGACCGCCCGCCCCTGGTGTTCGCGTCACGAACGCTTGACCTCGCTCACGCTCGACACGTCATAGTCCTCAGCGTCACCGTAGCGGCTGGCATCCGCCAGGATGTGCACCGACATGATCGTCTTGTTCGTCGAGTTAGTGAACGACACTTTAAAGTAGCGGCCTGGGCTGTTGAAGGTCGGCCCATAGCCGTTCGCCAGTTGCTCGGCCGTCACCTCGTAGACCGCAGCCGCATAGCTGCCGTCGGTGGCCGGCGTGTGAATCGGCGACCCCGTGATCAGCGCCGTACTCGCGGCCGTGCCCGAGGCATCGCAGTTCCACACCTTGACGATCATGCCCTTGACCGCCTTGGTGGTCTGGCTGCGGGCCTCGGCGACGATCAGCGCGCGGCGGTGGTAGCGCATGTCCACCACGTTCGAGTAGATGGTCTGCGCCGCCGTATTGATCACGCGACACGGGATCAGGCCGACCAGCGCCAGTTCTTCCGAAAGAGCCTGAGTGTAACTCATTGTGGATACCTCCTCTTACGCGCCGCTCAACGACACGAACGGCGATACGGTGTTCGCGCCGTCGGCCAGGTAGATGGCCTGTTTGAGCCATGGCTGGCCGTCGGTGCGCTTGGTAAAGCGCCAGGTCGCCTTGTCGTTGATGAACGCATAGTGCTCGCTGAAGGCGATCTCCAGCCCGGCGCGATCCCCAATCAGGTAGTAGCTCCAGTCCGCCAACAGCACGCCGCCGATCTGCGTGGCGCTTGTGCCGGCAGGCAGCACCGGCATCACGTCCGTGTAAATGATCGGCTTGCCCATCAGCGACATAGGCGGCGCGCCCTGCACCTGCCCGTTGTTCATCCAAATCAGGTTGTTGGCAGTGCCGCTACCGTCGGCCAGCACCACCAACTTTTCGATCACCTTGGGATGCATGATCCACACGCCACCGTTAGCCGAGCGGCTATGGAACTTGGCGAGCATTGCAGCAATGTCAGACAGGACGAATGAGCTACTCGCTGCCACCTCAGTGACGAGGCACGGCGAGTTGAGCACGCCCAGCGGCTGGCCTGAGCCGCTGCCGTTGATAAACGCCCAGTCCTCATACAGCGCGATCGCCTCGGCGAACAGCCCGCGCAACATACTTTCGAGCGTGCCCCCAGCGTCGGCCCGCACCTCGTTAGAGGCCTGCGTATAGCCGCCCAGTTTGTGGGCCACCAGCCGGATTGTCTCGAAGGTCGGCGCGCTCTCAGTCAGCTCGGCCCCCTCCTCGCCCCAGTAAGCTCGCACCCCGCCCAACTGTGGGAAGGTTCCTGCAGTCGAGCCGGTGTAGTTGATCGCTGGCACGTTCCATTCACGCCCTGCCATCTGAATGACGGTCGGGTTCTGCGAACGCACCACCGAGCGCGACACCGCCACGCGCAGAATCTCATTGGCGTATTCAGGCGGCACCAGATAGCCGCCCGTCGCGCCCGCGCTCTCGGCCAGGGCGGCCTTGTAGACGCTCTTGATGCGCTTGGTGTCGTTGCGCTGCACCGCGATCAGAAAGTCCGCAAAGCTCTTCTGCTCGGGCAAATCCTCTTCCTCGGGCGCAAAACGCAGCGCCTTTTCGATGACCGGCGCCTCCTTGAGCGCCTTGGTCACCGCCGCCATGATCATCGCTTCCATATCGGGCGCAGGTTGCACGGCCAGCGCCTCTTTGATTTCCTCAGCCATCTTGACCTCCTCGGTCTTCGAAACTGCTATGATCGCCTCGGGTTCGCTGTCCACTTGCGCCCCTGCCAGCGACTCCCCGTCGCTCTGTGGCATAAGCGCCTTGTAGCTCGGCTCGAACTCGGTCAGGCTTCGTATCTCCTGCACGCCCAGCGTGCGCGGCTCGGTCGGCGTGGGCGTGAGCGACATCTCGACGATGGGCCAGCTCGTGATCTTTGCGCCCTGGCGTTCGGCCAGGTGCCCGGCCGTGCCGCTCGACCAGCCCAACTTGCCGTCGTTGAGCAGAGGCAGCAGCGCCTCGGCGTAGCGCTTGGACAGGTCGAGTTGCGCCTCAACCCACAGGCCCACG